TCGTCCTTCCAGTCGTTTTTTTGATTGTCTGCAATCTTTCCAGAAAATTCTATTTCACCTCTTTTCATTTTTTCAATGTGAAGAAGTTTAGCTTCTGACATTGCAACGTCAGCTGCTTTTTTATTTTTGTAAATCTCCAGTCCAGCTTTAATTCCTGAACCAAATAATCCCCAAGGAATCATACTAGTACCAAGTTGCTGTTTGTTTTTTTGCTTTTCCAGTACCTTTAACAGTTACTTTTGGATTTTCACCAGCTTTTGGAGTTGCAATTTGCACTCCACCAGTTTTATATCCATCAACAACCTTACCGCCTTTAGGCATTGGAACATTTTTTTTTAATTTATCAAATTTGTTCATTTTTTTCTCCTCTTTTTACTCATACCAGCTTCTGATAGAGCAATTGCTATTGCTTGTTTAGGGTTTTTTACCACTTTTTTTGATTTTCCGCTATGTAATTTTCCTTTTTTATATTCTCTCATTACTTTAGCTACCTTTTTTTGACCGTTTTTCATTATTGTCCTCCTTGATTTTTAAGTTGAGCTGATAAAACAGTTTTTTCTAAAGAAGTATCTGCTCTTAACATAGCTAATTCTTCGTTTTGTTCTAATTTTTGTTGATCCGTCATTTGATTCATCATTGCTTTCATCTTATCAAGATTAATTCTCTCTTCATCTTGCTCTTTTCGTCTGTTATTTTCTGCAGCTCTGATGTCAAGCTCTCTTGATTTAAGTTTAGCAATTGGATCATTACCAAAATCACCATTAATTTTTTTCTCTTCTTGAATATATTCATCCATCATCTCTGCAATCAACACAGCTTTTCTAGATTCAATCTTCATATTCACTTGCATAATCTCTTGTTGAATTCTTGGGTCCTGCATTGCTTGTGGATTTTGTTGTAACATTTGTATTTGTTGAATTTCATTTAAGAATTCCATTTCAACTTGTTCTAATGCCATTAAAGAAATATGTTCAAAAACATTTTTTTGTAAGGAAGCTCCAATCATTGGATTATTCTTTGCCATATTGGTTGCCATAAAATGTAAATGCGCTGTTATGTGAGCTCTGTGATCTTGTCCTTTGAATGCTTGGAAAGGAATACCACTTAATGCATCAATATGTTCTAATGATGGATCTTTTGGCATTGGTTGTTGTGGTTTCTTTAAAATGTAATCAATGTTTTTAACACCTAACGCTTCATACATATTTCTGTAAGCAGCATATAAATTATGTATTTGTGGATTAGATTGAGCTAATTGTAATTCAGTTTGAGCTAAACTAATTCTTTGAGTTTGAGAAAATATATTAGGATCAGCAACTGGAACGATATCTACTCTATCATCAAAGTCTGCTTGTTTGATCATTCTTTGACCACCAACTACATCATATGGATATTCTTCTGGTAAGTATAATTTAAATACACGAGATAATAATCTGAATTCATTTTTTAATGCCATATACAATCGTTTATGAATTGCAGACATTGTTCTTGAGCCTCTTTCAAGCAACGCAACTGTCGTACCCACTGCGGCTTGTTGATTACCCTCTCCTACTTGCATGTCAGCTATGGAAGCAAAACGCTGACCAGCTTGTACTACGACACCCATAAGTTGTAATAGTGTTTGAGATGGTTCCTTAAAAGGAAGCGTCATAAATGCATCTCTGATATTTCCACCAGGTGCATCTACATCTCTAAATTCTCCAGGTTGAATTGATTGAGCATCATCTCTAATTCGAATTCCTCTTTGTTTAAATCCTGCAGGTAAGTTAGATAATGTTCCAGCATCTAATAATGATCTTAAAGCAGATGTAGCAGTTCTAGATAAACCACCAATCATATGTATTAAACCAAAACCATAAAAACCAAGTCCTGGTAAAAATTTAAAGTGAACGAAGTATTGTATCTTTTTTCTCAAAGGATCACCTACTTCGTAATTTCTACGAATGGATAAAATAGAACGAGAGTTTTCTTCGATCGTTACAATGTAAGGTAACTTAATACCTGTTATATCCCCATTGGGTCCTCGATCTTCAAAACCCTCAATATCAAGGTTAACATGACATTCAAGTAAAGTGAATACATCTTCTTGTCTTCCAGATTTTCTTATTCCCTCTAATTCTCTTTCCTTTTGTTCAACATCAGATTCATTGTCATAACCAGGAGTTAATTCAATGTCTCTATAAAAACCATTGACTTGTTGTTTTCTTAATTCGTTTCCAGAAACTTTAACTCGATGGATGATTGATTCCGCGTCGTCTAATGAGGTAGCCGAATACGGAACAATCAAATCATCAGCTGGAACAAACTTAGAAACAGCTCGTCCCATTAACTCGTCGTAGTAAACTTTTTTAAAAGCAGATCCTGATAGTGGTAAATAAAATAACATTTGATCAAAATCAGATTCATATTCTGGCATTTGATCCATAATTTGATAATTCATAAATTCTTTTACTCGTTCTGCTTGTGCAGATTTTTCTGGAGATGGAGCTCCAACCATTTGAGTTCTTACAGGTCCTTGAGCCGGGAGTAATTCTTTGTAGGCCAAGGCTTGAAATTGAGTAACCGCTTCTGCAAGTACAGGATGCGTGGCACCTGCTGCACCTTGGAAGGGTTGTGTTTTTGTTTCATACTTAAATCCTAAAAGATCTAAACCTTTAACATATGAACTTTCCCAATCTTGTCTTGAAGATTTGTAGTCTGTGTAGTTGTTAAATAATTCTGAACCAAGAGGCACTAAAGTTTCCTCTGGTAATAACTCAGCTAGATTGTCATAGTGATTTTCTGTTTGAGCCTGGTTCATGGCTCCTGGTTCAAAATTAATTTCTACACCACCATCTTCAAGAGGTGTAATTTCTGTTTCGCCTATATTAGGTACTTGTTCTTGAATATCTATATTTTCTTCAACCGCTGTCTCAGGTCCTTCGATTTCAATTGATTTCCTAACTTCGTTTGGAAGTGCTTTGTCGATTGCTGCCATTAAATTTTTTCTCCAATCTTACTACTTTTACAGTATTATTTTTAATATTCAAGCCCCGTGATAAAGGTCCACGTTTTGGAGGCACTGTTAGAGTTAATCTTTTCATTACCAGTAATAGCTTCTTTTTTTTGTTGGAAGTCCATTATCTTTATAGTCTTCTGGGTGAATAATCAACCCTCCTTGTCTAAATTTCATTAGAGCTTGTGTTGTACTATCTACTAAATCGTCGTGATCACCATATGGAAATGAAGCACATTCTTCAATAACCTCTTGAGCAAACTCCTTGTCTAACGGAGCCCAGACCATTCCAGATTCAAACATAGGTGCAACAGCATTTACTCTGCTGTGTTTATCATTACCTTTTGAAGGTGAAAAATTAACTACTGGTATTCCCATTTGTCTTAATTCATAAGTTAATGGTAGACCTGATGCTTTAGCTTCAATCAATACTGTTTCAGGTTGCCAATATCTATATTGTTCCAAAGCTGTACGTCTTAGTTCTGGAAATTCTAATCTTTGTTTTACTGCATCCAATAAAATTATATGATGTGGATCTCCTTCGTTCTCTGCAAATATTCCCCAAGTTGTAATTGCAGAATAGTCGGCGGTTTCTTTTTTCATAAATGCTGTGTCGTAAGATTGAACAACGTGAAGCAAAGGTGGTAAATAATCTTTGTCCCAATCTTTCCACCATTCTCGTTTTAATAATGCACCTTCTTCTGCAGTTGGATTTTGCATGTACTGTGCATTCCATTTTGCAACACCAGCGGATGCTTTTACTTTTTCTAATTCTTCCTTCTTCCAATACTCTGGCCAAACGGGTTCACCACTTGGTAAGATAGCTGGAAATTCTATAACTTCCCATTGATCTGCTTTTTCTTCTTTTGCTCCAGCGTTAACTAATTGAGCTGTTAAATCTTTTGTAGACCATCTAGTCATTACAACTACGACAGCTGCGCCTGGTTGTAAACGCTGTCGTGGTCCTGATGTATACCACTCCCATGCATTATCAAATGCAGTTGGAGAATTAACATCTTGTTCTGAATGTGGATCGTCAATGATTAATAAATCTGCACCCCGTCCAGTAACAGCACCTGATACACCAACCGCAAAATATTCTCCTCCGCCATTTGTTTCCCAACGTCCTGCAGCTTTTGAATCTTCTCTTAATCTTGTTTCAAATAAATCTTGATACTCTTGAGAGTCAATTAATGTTTTAGCTTTTCTACCAAAACGTATTGCAAGTTCTGCTGTGTGGGTTGCTTGAATAATTTTTAAATTAGGTCTGTTACCTATCATCCAAGCAGGTAGGAAGTAAGAAGCAAATTCAGATTTAGTATGCCTAGGTGGCATATTAATAATTAATCTTTTACAATCACCTGATAGGATTCTATTAAAAGCATCTGCAATTTTTTTATGATGGGACCCCTCTACAAAATCTGGCCAAGTATATTTTACAAATGATAAAAAATCAGAACGATATTTATTTTGTGTAGTTTTTTTGACTCTAGTTAAAATATCTAATTTTAATTGTCTTCTAACTTTCGGATCCGTTATTTGATTTATTTTTTCTAAACTAAGCATAATATTTAATTATGGTACCAAAAAGTATTTAACAGCAATCTCTGTCTAAATCAAACACTAAAGAGTAATACTTAGGATCCCTTTTTTTGTTTTTTACCCCTCCCCCCTAAATGAAACTTTGACTTTTGGGTTTGGTCTGGTACCTCTATCATCTAAGGGTGGGACCCGCCCACATGCTCTTCTCTAGGTGCGACATAGTGTCGCACCTAGCATTATTAACTTGACAACTAACTATTTAAGCATTGGCCTCCTCTCTCATAGCATACAAGACATCACGCTCTAGTGCTCTTGCACAATTTACCATAAACTTATGTCTTGTAATTTGATTGTTATTAATCTTAAGACCAATATACTTTGAGAAGATTTGTCTTGCATCGTTTGCTGTTTTAAATTCATCAGCACGATGATAAGCAACTTTCTGTAAGAAAGTAAATCTAAATACCATCTCTTCAATATTATCCTTTCTTACTTCTCCCATACCAAGTCCAACCATTAAGAATCCGATTTGATCAGCTTCTCCTATATTAAAGTCTTTCTCGTTAAAGTTTTTACAATTTAAACTATTTACATATAACGCCATAATCATCCTTTGTTAGTTGTTAATAATGATTATAAGATATTATAGGATTGTGGCAACATTAAGGCAATAGGGTGCGCAGATTGTCGCACCCTAAAATCCTCTTTTATTATACTTGTTTAAATTTCCCTTCTTCTTTGTAGTACATTTTTACGTGACCTAAATCGGCTTCGGTAAAATCGTCCATTGGTTCGAAGTCTATTGTCTTTGTACCATCGTACCAATTCTTTATGTAATAACCGTGACACTTACTTAGATCGTCAGCGTCAGTAGTATAAAACTTAAAGCCTTTCTTTTTTATTATCTCTCTTATTTCTGATTTATGATCTTTAATTGAATCAAAAAATTTCTTTTGATCATCTTGACTTAAATCGTCATTAAGATGAAACCAATTTCTGTTCTTGATGTTATTTCTAGAATCATAACTCGTAAAGAAATAAACACAATCAACGTAATTGTGATCTAGTATTATTTTTTCTATTGTCATAGTCATATCCTTTCGTTATCTAGGATATTATATTAATTAAAATAAGTGTCAATAAAAATTTTTATTTTTGTTTTTTTTTAGGGTGGGCGCCCGCCCACAGGTTTTTTTTAGCCCTGCGACATTATGTCGCAGGGTTTGTTTTGAGACTATGACTATCCACAAGCAAGGCAATACTCTTGCCTTTTATTACTCCAGTTGTCAGGCCTCACAGGATTACTACAAGCCCGACAAATTTGTTTAGCTTGACAGTAGCCGTGTGCCAAGCGTCTTGCTGTTTTTTTGTCATTACCTTGCTCTATGAATTCCTTTACTTTTTTTTCTACTAGGATACCCATATCTCAATCGTTCATTGTTTCAGGAAACAAGGACATTTGTTGCGCCTCTTCTTTAGTTGGAAGTAAAGATGTTTCCTCTTCTCTTTTTTCTAGTTTTTGTATTTCACTTTGTAAGTAAATCATAACTTGTTTCAATATATGGATTTGTCCCTGTATTGAAGCGTTTGCACTTACTCTACTTATATTGTCTACTTGTTTTAAAAGTAGGTTGTTTATGTTTTCGTATGTCATAGTTTTTTCCTTTCTGATTTATATATAGTTTATAAAATTAATTTATTCAAGTCTTTAGGGTGCGACAGATTGTCGCACCCTGTTATTGTTTATTTTTTATGTTCTAGTTTTGGTACTTCCTCGTTCCAAGTTATGCCTAGTGATTGTTTAAATACTCCATTTAACGCTTCAATAAGATCAACAGGTGCTTGCGCTTCCATAATCTTATCTTTACATAAACGAAGGGTTTGTTTTAATTCAGCTAGGCGTTTGCCTTCCGGCCTTCTCTCAATTTCCCTATCAGCAATTTTAGAACACCAAGTCCTTACTTGTTCCTTACAATCGTCTGATGTTATTTTATTACTATCACTGTCTCTATAAGAGTAGTTTCCCTTTGTATCAAACTTATAAGATAGTGCTTCTTTTTTGTCTTCTGTTTTTGCTTGAGACTTAAAAAAAGTTCTGGCTTTTGCCATAGCTATTTCCAACATTTTTTCCGCCTCTTCTAGTTGCTTGATAACTTTATCAGCTCCCATTTTTTTAGAAAAAGACAAAACAGTTTTTTCAACAGCGTCTGCTTTGTACTGTCTGATTAACAGTTCCTGTTCCTCTATTTGAGGTGTTATTTTGTCTCTTACCTTTTTTTCAAAATGGTCTATTTGCCATTTTGCCATTAGTTTTGTCATATATACTCCTTTGTTTGTTATTACTTCTCGAATACACATGTGTATCGATTATTTAAATCTGACAAATTGTCGCACCTTGTTTTTTTTATGGGTGGGACCCGCCCACAGGTTTTTTTTGAGGGTGCGACAATATGGCCACTATTAAATTAAAAATAATTTTAATATATTGTAATTGGTCAAGTTTGAAGCATTAGCTCTGGCTATAGAGATATAGTTATAAGATGTTGCTTAACTTGATCAGGTCAAGGTGTACCCAATTTTGACATATGGTTGGGACACCTTGACCAAAGCCAAAGGGAAGGCCGTGTTTTAGCGTGAGCCACCTTTGGCTTTTTTTATTTTTCTTTTTTTTAGGGTGGGACCCGCCCACACGCTCTTCTCTGCTCTGCGACAATTTGGCCAATGTTCACGGACCAGGGACCAGGCTAAGACACACCTATGATACATATTTCAAAAATGACAGGAAAGCTTGAAGGCTTTCAATCGATCTCAACTAATACAACGACTAACCCTTATTGTATTAAACAGAATAAAAAGAAAGATAATAACATTTGCACCTTTTGCTATTCGCATACGATGCTTAAAACATTTAGAAAAAATATGGCGCCATCGTTGCAGCGTAACTCAGATCTATTGAGCTCAAAGGTATTACATCCTGACGCCTTGCCCGTGGTCAATCAGGCATTTTTTAGATTTAATTCACACGGCGAATTAATCAATGAATTTAATTTAATAAACTATGTAAACATAGCTATTAAAAATCCGCATTGTAATTTTACTTTATGGACAAAAAGATTTGATATAATTTCTAAATATTTTAAAGATAATGAAAAGCCAAAAAACTTAATTCTAGTCTATTCAAACCCTAGAATTAATCACATACTAGATAAGCCGCCACAGTATTTTGATAAGACTTTCAACAATGTTGAGGAACATTTAGAAGTTAAACGCCAAAATTGCACGGGGCAAAAATGTAAAGATTGTTTGCTGTGTTATAAGGTTAATGAAGTTTCAACAATTGTTGAAAAGGTTAAGAGCTACGGCAAGAAAAAATAACAGAAAGGATATAATGATTAAAAAATTTATGGAAACTATATTATTTGAAATTAGTATCATAGCCACAGGCTTAGCTATCTTGACGATAGCAGGCGTAATAAATTGGTAAGCAACAAGCCAACAGGTATTACAAGAAATAGGAACCGCAAACGTGTGCTTTTGTTTTCATTTCAAAGCGGGCGGGACCCGCCCACATGCGCGCGC